TCTCTGTCGGTGCCACAGCATCCGGTGCGGGTACGCCTGCGGGTGTAGGCAACGGTAGATCCTCCTGAACTGCTTTGGGCTTGGGCATTTTTGTCCTCTTATTGAGATAATGAGGGGCAGGCCCTTATGTGGCCTGCCCCTGCGGTTTTAGGCTACTAAGCCCTGCAGCACTACACCCACATGACCAGTGTCATCGGGGGCATAGCAGGCAAAGCCTACCAGCGGTTCTGTTTCAGCGTCCTTCAACTGGACCGCACCGGCAGTGCCATCACTCAGCGTCAGGTTATCGCCAATAGCGATAGCCGTATCACTGAGGATCGTAGCGATGCCAGCGGTCTGCAGCCAGCCGTAGTAACCGGAGGTGAACGCCATCGGCGTAACGCCTGCGATGATGTAATCGGTCGCTGCTGTAGCACCCACGACATCATACCAGAGACCGCCGACGATAGCGATGTCGGTAGCCGTAGTCAGCGTCACCGCAATAGCATCGAACAGATAGATATCCACTTTGCCACTGGTGGTAGCATCCGTAGCACTGTTCGACTTGATGCGGTACTGATACCCTTCACCCGCATCGTCCGTAGTCTGGAGCAACGCACCCGCAAACTGATCCTTGGTGATACTCGCCAAGGTGATCTGCAACTGCGCAGAGCCAGCCGCCGGGTCGAACCCGTTAGCCGCGTCGATGACGATGTTGTCGGTCTCGACCTGAGCCGTAGCCGAAATGTCCTGAGACACTAAGAGGCCAGCCGCTATAGCCGCTGCGGTTTTGCCGTAGCGGAACACGCGACCATCCGACAGTTCCAACTTCTCGCCAATGGGATACGTGGGAGTCGAAGACTCGGCGTATAACCCCTGGCCATACTGACTGCCAATGCCGGTACCACCAATGCGGTTGGTACCGAAATTGTGATTTTTAAAACTCATGGTAATTACTCCTTTGTCCTTTTCTGGGACTTAAAGCCTCATTGGCTTGAGGCTCGGATTTATTACGACAGGTTATAGATGACACCCTGCCTGCGGCGGTTATTTGTGGTTAGCTGAATTCCAGCTACAACAAAGGCCGTCTTGGCCATCTGGTTAGCTGGGGATCTGAACTCTGTGTTCGAGAATTCCATGCCCTTCATCATCTTGAGCTTGAGGAAATCAGTGTTCAAGAAGTACATCCGACCCGATCCGCAATCACGGTCATACTGCACCGGGATGCCTCGGAACGAAGGCAAACGACCGTCTACGCCAGGACTACCCTTGGAGGTAATACGCTGGTAGCCGGTGCCCTCGAAGATCTCTTCAAACGAGGAATATACAGAGGCCGTGGTGAAGATAGCTGTAGGCTCGACCGAGCCTTCGCTCGTGTCGGTCCACGTAGTGGCCATCCTGAGCATGCCCTCGTAGAAATTGGTGCCGGAGATGGTCTTGAAGGACGTATCAGCCGTAGCGTTGTTGGCCTTGTTCTGCCACCAGCTATTGCCACTGACCGTGACTCCACCCAGGGTAGTCGGGCTCGACGCCGGCGCATCGGCAATGATGTCCTGAAAACCCAAGATACCTTTGCCGGTCTGCGCCGAATACAAAGCCGCATTGACTTGATCGGACATCGTCAAGATGCTCTGCTCGGTCTTAGCCGCTAAGAGCTTCATCGCCGCATCCGACTTCTGATTTTCCTTCTCTTCGGTCATCGAAATCGTGATCGGGACCGCTACATAACGCCACGGAAAAAACGCTGCCGTGATGCCGTCAACAGAGTCGGTGTTAAGCGTATCGTAGCCAGAAAAGAATTCGGCTGAATTCGCACCATAGAGGAGGTCTTCCTGAATTTGCTTCCCTCCAGACTCTACTTCTAAGGCACTGCCCTGGCGCATCGCTGCGAGGGTCGGGTAACTATCGAAGAAGTTATCCGTTAATCTTTTTCGCTTCGCTCTAAGGGTCAGCGTCCACGCTGCGTCCCAGGTCGAAGTCTGTGAAGTTGCAGACATATTAGTCTATCCTATGCTAGTTGTTGTTTAACTCACTCAAAGCCCAGGCCCCTCAACTTGTTGAGTACCTCGGCTTCACTCAGGGGTCCACCGTCCTCCGATGAATCCACACTGGCATTGGATGCAACCGCTCGTTTGCTGCTGCGGCGGGTCTGTTGGTCGGCCTGCCGTAGTGCGTCAGCCTGCTGCTGCGTAACGCCTGCTAACTGCTCATAGGCTTCGGTAACCGTGTAGGGTTTGCCGGTAGCCATGTTGGGCGGTGCATCGCCTTTGAGCATGTGCAATATCTGCGGCCCATAACGGCGCACATCGGTGCCATGCTTATCTATCGCCTCCTGTACTGCCGAGCGGGTACGTGACTGTACCTGCTCACTGACGAAATTCTGAACGCCGCTGTGTGCGTTGCGCAGGCCTTCGTTCTCTTGTTGCAGATTCTGCAACTGGCTACGCATCGCATTCAGTTCGCTACCCACTTGGTGCTGGACGATAGCCTGCACGGTGTCGATAGCTCGGTTCTCATCGTCACTCAGCCCAGACCGCATCTGTTGGATGGGGTCTACGGTAGGTGCTACGGTCTGCTGCACCCGGTCGGCCCACTGCTGCTGGTATTGCTGGGCCTGTTGGTTCTGCGTCTGGATCTGCTGCTCACGAGCCGCTAGCTGCGACTCCCGCTCTCGTAGATCCTGTTGCACACGGGTGTAGTCGGCCTGGAGGTTCTTAGCCAGTGGGGCCAACGGTTGCAGGTTTTCGGGCAACTGATCTACAGGTGTGCGTAGTAGGTCTACGTTGCCGTTGGTTGCTGAGTTTTCTGCTGGAGTGGAGTGTCCCGTTTCTGCTGCGGGGGCCGCATCCTGGGTGGCATCCGTTTCACTGTCAGGGAAAAAAACTACCTCTGATCCAGTGTCGCTGGATGCGCCTTCGTCGGGTGTCCCGGCATCTACTGCGGAGTCAACGTCTAGCACGCTCTCAGTCACAATCAATCCTCCGTTATATTTTGCTCGGCAACCGCAATAGCTTCTTCGGGACTCGTCCCGAAGCCTGCCTTGTGGCCTTCAAGCGTGGGTTTCTCTTCGGACAGTGCGCTGGTTCGCACACAGCGACTGCCGCCGACCGAGTCGGATGACTCGACCACGTTATATTTTTTAAGCAACTCTTGTTTATGCGAGTAACTGCGCACCACCTCACCAAAGCCATGATGGTATCTACCGTACATGCCGCTGTGGTCATGGTGGATGAGGTTATTGGTCTTGAAGCGCATCGTAGCCTTTTCGCCGCACCCCTCGCAGGCCATCGTTCTGGTGATGGCCTTGTGGTTGGCAAAGGTCACATCCTCATGGAACCGACCGCAGGTATCGCACTCAAAATCGTGGAATGTCATGGTCTATCCTTGGCCCGGTGCCCGTTGCACCTGTTGGCTCATCTCCTGAGCGTTAGACCGCACCAGCGACACTATGCCACCTCCCCCTTCGGTGCCTGCCCTCTCGCGTATGCCGGGTATGCGACCACCCGACTCTTCTCCACCACCCTGTCCAGGGGCTTGGCCCTGGGCCTTTTGTGCCAGGAACTGCTGGTGCTGCTGCATATGAGCCTGGGCTATCGGCAGTATCTGCTGTTGCTGCACCGGCAGCAGTTGCTGGAACTCAGGCATCTGCTGTATCTGCGAGTGTATCTGCAGGTGGACTTGATGGTTCTCATCGGGCCCGGCATCGATCATCGCGCCCTTGAGCAGGTAGAGGAGGTTTTCCATCGAGGCCAGCTTCATCACATCAGCCTCCATGCCCGGCTTGAAGTACTTGTCGGGATCTTGAACCTTGAAGGCTTTGAGGAGGCCCTTGATGGCCTCACCCCGATCCACTTCGGGCAGTTGTATGGTGTAGTTAAAGAGAGCCAGCGCATCCTCGCGCTCTAGCTGCTCCGTCAGGGGGCTCATCGACCCCGCTTCGATGTCTACCGCATAGCGCACACGCAGCATGTCGGTGGTGACGGCCTCATAGACGGGCTCGTTCTCATCGGTAGCCACATTGATCAAAAACTCTTCGGGGAGGTAGCGTATGTCAGCCATCATACGCAGCGAGTTGCGGACGATATCGCCATACACGCCCTTGACGCGATCTTGTAACCACTCTCGGTTCAGTTGGCCAAATGAGGCCGTCAGGCTGGCTTGGGTAGCGGTGACCTTGGGACCGCCTCCCATGGCCATCTGGCTCACACCCATGGCCTGCTCTTCATAGGACCGCGCATCCGACTCAATGCCCAACTGGTCTGGGGGCGGGTTGCCAAAGCCTAGCTCCTTGAACGACTGGTTGACATCGTCCACCCAGATGACTTCGCCATCCCGGCCTGTCTCCAACTGCTGGCCAATGTCGGCGTTGTTGTCGCGCTCTCGGCGCGAGGCCAGCAGCACACGGGGGTAGCGTTTTAATAGGTCAGCCCTACGCGACACACTCTCCACGATGAGCTTTTGCAGATCCTCGCCATAGGCCATCGGCGGCTGACCGTAAAAGCCTTTTTGTGTCTGGTCGAACTTGAGCGGTATATAGGGGAAACCACCTTGAACGAGGAAACCGCCTTCGGCCTCATACTCGCCTGTCATCAGCAACTCGCCGGTGAACGGGTCAGGGGCATAGATGGGCTTCATCGCTCTCATCGGATGCTCTACATCTTCGATGGGCTCT